TATGAGAAGTGGAATGGGCGTGACGCTCGCGTCAATGTCTCGTATGACGTTGACATGTCCGGTTTGCGTGAACTGTCGAAGCAGGATGAACGGTTGCGTAAACGGTATGAGAAGCCCGTCAAACCGGTTTTCGACGGCAGTGGTGTCGTCAAGGGTCTGGACACGGCGATCGGCCGTGTCGAACAGTTGCGTAAGGTTCAGAAGAACGTCGGTGACGTGTTCACTGAGAATCTTGGCGTGTTCGGGAAGACGGAGACGAGCCGGTTGAAGGAGCATATGCTTCTTCTTGACCGGTCCGAAGAGAGGATGCGCAGGATTCGCGCCGACCGTGACGAACTTGTTTCGATGCGCGGTGACGAGTGGAATCAGCTGAACAGGCAGATTCTTGGCAACATGAGCACGTTGGATGCTTTGCAGAAGCGTTACGACGAGTTGGGTTCCGAGATTTCCAAGGTCGCTTCGTACCGTGATTCGCTTCGTGGCGGTGGGCGCCGCGATGAGGCGAAGGCGCAGACCGTCAGGCTTCGTGAGCTTCGCGCCGAATACCGTGCGACCGCACGCAACATGCGCGAGGTCACGAACGAGACGAACAGGCTTGCCAGACAGCAGGACAGGTTGAAGTCCGATAGTGTGGCGAAGTGGATTCACGATTTGGACAAGCAGCTTGTCGAATTGGATTCGCATACGAAGTCCGTGCGTGACACGTTCGATAGCGTGGCCCGTAGCGGTTTCGTCAAATCCTCCGACATGGGCAAGACGAACGTTCTTTCCGGCGTGAGCTTTTTCGGCAAGGATCTGAACCGTCAGCTCAATGCGGAACGTGCCGCGCGCAGGGAGCAGGAGCGGCTGAACGATTCGTGGCGTGACGGTGCCGAATGGCAGGGGAACCTGTTGGAGGGCACGGCACGGTATGCGCGGAATCTGAAGACCGCTTCCAACGTGATGAACGCGTACGGCAAGGACGTGAAAGAGGCGAACCGTCTGCTTGACGAGCAGGAACAACGGTTGACCGGCTTGCAGAAGGCCTTGCGCGGCGCGAACAAGTACGGCAGGTATTCGGAAGTCAACAAGCAGTTGAACGACCAGCTCGCCGCCGTCAACAGGCTCCGCAAGCAGATCGAATCCAATCCGATCAAGACGAGACTCGTATTGGATGATAGTCGGTTCAACCGCAAGTATGCGAACATCACACATCAGGTAGGCGAGTTGACGAAGAAGCTCGAACGTGAGAACGAGCTTAGGATTCGTGTTGATTTCTGGACCGACACGGCTGATTCGCTTGAAGAGCGTCTGCGTAGGCTTCAGCAGGGGCGTATCCGTATTCCTGCGGATATTGTCGTTGACAATGAGAATCTGATTGAGCGTGCCCGGCAAGTCGCGGAAGAGGTGAAACGCAATCCGGATCGCAAGGTCGAGCTTGAGGCTGATCTTGATTTGGATATGAAGCGTGCCGAGGAGCGTATCAAGGATTTCCAGAAGGCCAATGACACGTTCAACATGGACGTGGACTTGGAGACTGCCGCCGCACGCGCCCATCTCGCTTACTTCACGAGACCGCGCACGGTTGATATTTTCGCGGAGTTCAAGGGCACTGATCTCGGCAAGATCATGAGCGGCATGACCGCTGGCGCTACGGGTGTCCGTGGCGTGCAGAACGAGTGGCAGAAGCTCGTTAACGTGTTCGACAAATTCGATGAGGTCGTGCCGAAGTGGAGTCTGCTGGGCGCGGTGTTCGCGTCTGTTGGCGCTGGCGCGTTGAACTTGTCCCGCACGGCTGGCAGTGCCGGCGCTTCTCTGGTGATGATGAGCAAGGCGGCTCTGGCCGCTCCGGGCGCACTGTTGGGTGTGACCGCTGCTTTCGGCGCTGGATATTCCGCCGTGAAGAATTACGCGGATTATATCGACGTGTCCACTACGAAGTTGGGCGGCTTGCAGAAGAAACTGTCGGATTCGTTCTGGACGGAAGCCAAGCAGCCGGTCATCGACATGATGGACGCTTTGGGTGGCAACGGGTTCGTTGACGGTATGGAGAAGGTTTCCTCCGCCGAAGGCAAGATAGCCGCGAACGCCGCGAAGATAGTCGCCCAAGGCGAATACGTGTCCCGTATCAATTCGATTCTCGGCAATACGGTCAAGGGCGTGAACGCGCTTGACCCTGGCGTCCAGGCTGTCACCGCTTCCGTTGTGAGGCTTGGCGACAGCACCAGCTCGTATCTGCCGCGCATGGCCAACTATGTGAGCCGCAACGCCACGCTGATGGCGCAGTGGGTCGATGAGGCGGAGCGTACCGGCAAGGTCACTCAGGCCATGGAGAAGGCCATCGAGCAGGGTGGCTATCTCATGTCGAGCGTCAAGTCCCTCGGTGGTATTCTCAAGGGCACGTTCGGCACGTTGGCCGAGGGTGAGAATGGTATCGAGAAGTTCTCCGACGCTTTGAGCCGTGCTGACAGGGCCGTGAACGGCGTGAAGTTCCAAGCCACGTTGGCCGCGTGGGCTGACGGGGCGAAGACCGCTTCGGGCAAGTTCCATGATTCGTTCCGTGAGATTGGCAACGCGGCTTATGAGCTGCGGGACACGACGAAGCAAGTGTTCGTTGACTCCGGTTCCATGGTGTCCACCGGCATTGGTTCCATCAGCAGTCTTGTCGGCAAATCGAAGCATGGTATCGCTGACTTCAGCAACGGCGTGTCCGAGGGATTCCAGAAGGTGCTCCGTGCCGTTGATTCCGCCGCTCCGATGTTCGACAGTCTGCTGTCGATGGTCGGCGAATTGTCCGACACGTTCGGTGGAACGTTGGGGAACACGTTGAAGTCGGCGGCTCCGACGATCAAGGTGTTGGCCGACGGCGCTTCCACCATGGCCCAGGCTTTCGGCAAGCTGCCTGCGCCCGTTCAGGCGATGGTCGGCATGTATGCGACGTTCGGCAAGGCCGGCATCAGCGCTTACAATTCGTTGAAGCGTGGCATGTTGCAGAATATCGAATCCACATTGCAGTATCGGAAGACCTTGAGCCAGTTGGGCATCACCTCGCAGGAGACTGCGATCAGTATGAGCGAGCTGGTCCGGGCTATGGCTCGTTTGAAGTCCGGTCAGACGGCTGGCGTGCTGACCGGTGAGGTTTCCGAAATTCGCCGGATGGGTGTCGCTGCCGACGAGACCACTGCGAAACTGAATCGTATGAATCGTGCGCAGGCTGGCGGTTCCACCGTCGCAGGCGTCGCCGCTGGCACTAGTTCTGCTGGTTTGGTTCGTGGTGTCGGCGAGGCGGCTGAGGGTGCCGTCCGTAAGACTGGTTTGCTGAAGACCGCTTTGAGCGGCGTGGTCGATTTCCTTGGCGGACCTGTCGGCATCGCCATCGGCGGCGCGACCACGGCATTGAGTCTGGCGGGCAGTGCGATCAGCTCGTACAATGATGCCGCCGCGCACACGCAGACGGTGAACCGGACCGTCGCCGACTCGTTCAAGAACGTTCAAAGCGGTGCGGCGGACGCCTCCACGGCTGTTTCCAAGGCCAAGAAGACCGTTTCGAAGAATTGGACCGACAAGGATTACGGTTGGAAGCTCCCTGGTGGCAACGCCATCGAGAAGGGTCTTAGCGGTATTCAGAAGTCGATAAGCCCGTTCAAGAACGCCTCCGATGCGGCCGATGCTCTTGGCATCAGCGTCAAACAATTGAATTCCGCCGCGACCGGAACGAACGACGCCTATGACAAGATGCATAAGAAGCTTGAAGCCATCAAGAACGACCAGCAGTGGGTCATGGGCGCGAATGGTCAGATGGTGAACGCCAACGAGCAGCAGGCCGAAGCCGCCGAACGTCTGCTCGGCGTGCTCGAAGACTCCCACACCGAATGGGTGAAGGGCATGAAGGTGGCGTCCGATTGG